CATCCCCTCGAAAGGACGACACCCTTGAATGACACAAGTTTTAAATCAATTTAAAGTTGGTTTAAAAATCAAAACCCGAGAGGCGACTATGTAATTGTGACACAGATGTAATAGTGTTTTTTATTCTTTTTTCAATCAACCAAAGGACAAGTGCAAATGATGCGATTCCATCCCCTCGAAAGGACGACACCCTTGAATGACACAAGTTTTAAATCAATTTAAAGTTGGTTTAAAAATCAAAACCCGAGAGGCGACTATGTAATTGTGACACAGATGTAATAGTGTTTTTTATTCTTTTTCAATCAACCAAAGGACAAGTGCAAATGATGCGATTCCAAAGGAGATTCCAATCATCTGTAATGCCAATTTCAATTGGCGGCATTGATAACAGTCTATCGAGGGAACTGCCGTGCCACCTGCCGTGCCACCTGCCGGCGTCAACTCTACTGGTTTCTTGTTTTCTAAATCAATTTCCATTTTAGGTTCCGTTATACTTTCTAGTGCGAAAAAAAGTTCCGTTGGAATTCCGATGGGTATAACATCGTCAAGTCTATCTGCGAACTTTTGGTCTTGCCAGCGAATATGTTTGATACTTCTGATGTGTTTTTTTAAACCGTTCTTATTAAAAATAGAACCACACTCGCAAAAAACTATGGAAGACATTCCTATATATAATAATGGTTTAAATCGGCGAAGAATTCAATCCGCACCGCGGATTTACATTCTTCTTGGTTCGTGACCGATAACGATTCAAATCCTAGCACCAAAGGTGCGGATTTAAATCTTCATCGGTTTAAAAATCAAAACCCAAGAGGCGAATATGTAATTGTGACACAGATGTTCATATGAATCCCTACTCGGCAAAATAATATAGGGAAGTTTTTTTTGGAGGAGGTGGTTCATGATGAACTGTGAATCCGGACTTTTTATTTTGCTGGGTCTTTGTTTCACGGGACTTTGATTTTTGAACCTCTTCTTCCTCTGACTCGGATTCCTCATAGATGATGGTTTTCTTCCTAGGTTTCTTTTTCTTCTTTACAATAATAACTTCCTCTTCGGACTCGGATGCAGATTCATAAATCACCTTTGGTTCTTTTTTTTGTTTCTTAACCACTCGAGGGGGTTCCCCCCTCGGCACCCCCTTTTCTACCTCGGGGTGCCGAGGGGTGTCCCCTCGCTTAACCACTACTGGGGGCGCCGTAGGCGCCTCTTCCTCTTCCGATTCCTCTTCCACAGGTGCATTTTTGGGCGGACCATTGAGTTTCTCCTTGATTGCTTTCAGAATCATTTTTTTATCGGTATTCATAGGTTCCATTTTTTTGGCAAGTGATGCACGCATCCTTTCAGTAGCAGCAATTTGTGCTTCGCTGCGAGGTTTTTTTTGCTTTGGTTTCGTAAGCAATTCCACGTTGTCATCTTCTTCATTTAGCGAACTCATTGGGTATATAGTAGGCGGGGACATTATTTGCTAAATTAAACACTACCTCAAAGAATTTCTGCTGATATATCATAATGCCTTTATTAGCAATCAATGAGAAAGTGAACACTAATATACCTAAGACAAAACCAGTAAAGGAAACGATGGATACCTTTGTGCCTGATATAGTAGATGGAGTATCCAGAAGAAATGGAGGAATAAGTCTCTACATAGGTTCTGGCGGTTCCGGCAAAACTAGTCATCTGTTGGGGCAGATGAGGACAGTATATAAAAAGAAGTTTCATCACATTTGGTATTTCTGCCCAGTGAGCAGTTTCCTATCAGTCGAGAAACATCCGTTTGAGAATCATGACACTGTGTTCCATGAACTCACATCAGAAGCACTTGATGAAATTAAAGATGAACTTACGAAGATTAAGGAAGAACGTGAGGAAGATGATATGCCCGAGTATTCACTTGTTATTATTGATGATTTTGCAAACAATCTGAAAGACAAAGAAATCGTTGCCAAATTAAATTCCATGCTAATAAAGGCGAGACATCTCAATTGTCATTTTATATTTACAGTGCAATCATATTTGTATTTTCCGAAAATGCTTAGGAAGCAACTGACGTGGGTTTCTATATTTAGCGGTGTCAGAAATAAAGAAGAGTGGTTGGCAATAACAAAAGAGTTGCTGAAAATGTCGGAAGCAGATGCAAAGAAATTGTATGATTATGTATTTGATAAACCATACATGCATATGGATATAGATTGTTTCGAAGATAAGTTTTACAAGAATGGAAACATATTAGAGTTGATAGAATAATCGCCCTGTAATATAACTAATGGAACATATAAACAGCATACAATTATTTTTAAACAGTCGATATGCAAATGAAAATGTAGGGGGAAACATAGCAAACAGCATCTACTATTTGCCGGTAGTAGAAATCCCGGATGGACATCATATCTACTTGTCTTTACAATCAGCAACAATTCCGTATTCATTTTACAGCATAAGTGAGTTGGATAATACATTTGTTTTTGGCGTAGTAGGAGACCCTACTACAACGGTTTCAATTGCAGTGGGAAATTATAATATAACGCAACTCATAGATGTTTTGAAAACGGCGATGGGCGCATCATATACAATCACATTTAACACAATAACTAGTAAAATTTTGATAACACACGCAAGCAGTAATTTTACAATTTACATTGGAACCTTTAATCATATCATTGGGTTTAGCAAAACATCGAATACGACAAGTGTGGCAAATAGTTTGAACGGAAGAGATTGTGTAAATCTAAACCAGATTCGCGCGCTGAATATAGAGGTGAATTTTCCGACCTACAACGTCAATGTAGCGCAACCGCTCAACCAGAATATTTTGGCGAGCATACCGGTATATGTCGCGCCGTATTCGATAATCACATATCAGAACTTGAATAACTTTAGGACAAATCTGTATGTCAATAAATTGGACCAAATCCAGATACGAATATTGGATAATGAAAGTCGCCTTATAAATCTGAATGGAATCCAATATCAGATGACCTTACAGTTGGATTGTGTGAAATTTACTGAGTAAATAGAATAAAATACGTATATATCATATAATGCTTGGCACAAAGAAACCTTTAGGAAATGCGATGTTTGGATCAAAAATGCCTCTTGGAAAAGCGATGTTTGGTTCCAAGATGCCTTTACTTGATATAATGGACCGAAAACAAATCGGTGCAAATGCTGTTGACAAAAAAATCTCTTCGGGACTTGAAAGACGAGTTTTGAAAAGATAAGTAAAACATTTAGAGTAATTTAAATGTTTTCTAGAAAAATGTGTCATTGTATGATATACAATGATTCCTGCCAATCTCCGCTATCAGTCAAAAGTTGAGTCAGCGCCCGCTCGCCGGTATTTAACTCAGATCCAACCCCAAGGAGGTTCAAACTATAATCCTTCTGAGACAATTACGATTAACATCCCCACCCGAGCAAACAACGCCCTTATTCCTTCTGAGTCCTATTTAAGAGGTTCCCTCAATTTGTCCTGTGCCACTGCCAATGCCACCGCTGCTACCTTCGAGAGTTGCGGTGTTCATGGATTTATCCAAAGGATACGTTGTTTTCATGGCTCGAATCTTTTGGAAGATATTGACAACTACTCCCAATTAGCAAAAATAATGTATGATTTCCAGGCGCCCGATGATACCATTAAGGGACGTTTTTCAGTTACCAGTGGCACCAATGGTAATTATACCTCAACTGGAGATACATCCGGCAATCTCCAAGTTATCCGTGGCGTTAACAGAGGCGCTGTTACTGCTGTTACAACCACTGCCACTGCTGTTCCTTTTGCCATCAATTTGATTTCCCTTGTTGGCGCTTTGGCACAGGACAAATATCTTTTGCTCCATGAGATGACTGCTAGTCCGCTAAGAGTCGAAATTGTCTTGAAAGCATCAGTAGTAACTTCTCTGATGAGTTTGGCTGGTTCTGCTACTGCCCAGACATATACCATGACTGGCGTTAATTACTGCGGTGAATTCTTAGAACTCCCTGATAGTGCGATCGCCGCCATCAAAGCAGGTTCTTCCAGTCCTATGCAAATGGTTCTCCCTTCTTATCGCTCTTTCACTAACTCTGCTGCCATCACAACTGCCGGTACTCAAGTGTCGTTCCCTATTCCTGCAAAGTTCAGTTCATTGAAGTCCATTGTTGTTGCTTCCAGAACTTCTCAAGGTGCTGATGGTTTGTATCCTATGTCCCACTGCAAGTATGGTCTCACCAGTTATAATTTCCGAGTTGGATCAGAGGTGCTACCTTCAACCCAACCTTCAAGTGTCCCAGAAATTTACAATGAGGCACTTAAATGCTTTGGATCTATTGCTGACTTGAATTTACAACCATCTATTGATTTGATTTCGTATCAACTTGATGTTCCTACCACTGTCTCAACTCTTACCACTGCTTCCACATCTGATAGTGGTTCATTTTTAGTTGGAATTGACATGGAGGTTTACCAGAATACCAATACCCAATCCATTTTTGCCGGCACTAATTCGAACAATTCTGATATTTTCTTCATTGGAAATTACACGCCTGCTGGAAACGTCACCCTTTTACAAACTGCCTTCGCATCATTTGACCAGGTGCTAGTTCTAGAAAATGGCGTTTGCTACGCTCGGTATTAAAATCTAAGAAGAGAATATAATGGTAAACACGATAAATTTATAATAAAATCGCATTGTATTATAAATGCAAACAGAAGTAGCAAAAGTATGGTTAAATACAGGTTCTCTCACAACGAGTGGAGGAGTAACAGGAATAACATCGGCAAATTTTATGTCAGTGACATTTAACTTGGACCTAAGGATTGTTTTAGGTGAAGCAATGTTTCAGAAATATACGGCATTCAAAATGTATTATGCTGACACATTTATACAAATAGGTTCAACTTTAGGAATGGCAACATTATTTCAAAATGGTTTAAATCTGATAAACGCTTCGTATCAAGGTCAATCAGCGGGTTATCAAACGGCAATAATGGAACAAAATATAGCATTAAATCCTACTGTAAGGGAATATTTAGGGGGGCCTTCAGGTCTGAGGGAATTTATAATGATAAAACCAGATAATGCGAATATACAATTAACACTTCAATGGATAGATGAAGCAGGAGGAACGGCAACCACTGTAAGAAGACCGCATTTTTTAGCCTTTGTTCCATATGTTGATAATAAGATTTATAAAAATCCGAATGAATTGTATCAAACCGAACAAGTAAATTTCACATTGTCAACTCTTATATTAACAACGGGTTCAACAACCAGTTTCGGAACATGTAATGCAAATAGAACGATATTTACTTTTACAAATATTAATATGAGGAATATTTTAGGAACATTGTTTGATAAATATGAAAAGTTCAATCTGATTGTAAATAATGTGGGTTTGTCGGCAGCAACACTGCCCTCAGTCGCAGCAAACAGAAAGATGTGGTGGGAGATTGAGGGATTACAGTTTATAAATAGTCTTAAGGTAACAACAGGTTATACACAAGGAAACGCTTTTACCTCAGTATTCAATTATCAAACATCAAGTCGCGGAGATTGTCAATATAATGATGCGCCTATGTCGGTAACCACATTTAGAAAACCCGAAAGTGAAAATGTAAATTTAAGTTTCTATGTTTGGACTTCAAGCAACGGAGGTGAATTATTAACAACTGGACCGATAGGACAACAAACATTTACTTTTATAGTTGTTGGAGTTAAAGAATAGGGAACTCGTCGTTCCCCTATGACCCCATACTTTAAAGGGAAAGGTCAAAGGAAAACCGTAGGTTTTCTTTAAAGAATAATATCCGTATAATATAAATGTCAGAAAGTGCATCATTGATATTATCTACAAAATCAACTACTAATCCAGCAGTTTTTGGACCTGCAATTGGAGGCATAACAACAAAGAACAGTTTTGTTTTTAATAATATAGATTTGAAAAATGTGTTGGGTGAGATGTGGGATAAATACGACCAATTCGCCTTAAAAGTGGTTCAAATAAACACGCAAGGAACTCAAACGGTAGCAAATTCTCAAAATTCCACAGTTTGTTATAATATGGCTGGGTTAGACTGGTCTAATCTAATTTATGAGACTACTGGTTCAAATAATATCAATCAATGGGTAGGATTAAATTTTTTTTCATCATCTAGTCCTTTTTTTGTGACACCAACAAATACGGGTCAATCTTTCAATTTCAGAAAGGGAAACAGAAATGTAAATTTACAGTTTGCTTTAAATATTCCAGACGCAACAGGTGTAAATTCATTCGGTGGGTTTCCAAATCAACCATCAACGGCAAATGTTTATAATGATGTAGCGTTTCATTTTGTAATAGAGCCAGTAATAGCAGGCAAACAAAACGAATGTGCTTATTATGGTTTTAACAGCAACTTAGCAATAACCGGGTTAAATCGTGTTGTGAGTTCAGACCGGAAAGAATTCTCTTATGCCTCATTTAATATGAAAAAACTATGCGAGCAATTTTGGGATAAACATGACAATTTTGAAATTCAAATGGCACAATATGCTTTACGAGGCACTGGAACTTTGGCAGGAGATGCTCGTATATCACCAGTCCAATTGTCGGGGTTAAATTTTATAAATAACCAAACAAAAGAAACTAATGATACAAATAAAATAGGTCTATCAACAGAGAATACGATAATCGGAACAGTAATTTTAAATTCAGCATCAACAAATCATAATTCAGAGATGCAATATACACCCGCCCCAGTTCAGTTTTTGAAAACTTCGGATTTAGTGCCTCTTACATTGACATTTCGTAATGCCGAAAATACAGCAGTTTCAGCAGCATCATTTACAGGTGTCCATCCGCAGTTTCAAATAGCGTTTTTTATAAAACCAATTTATGAGGTGGATAAAGGAACGCTTAATATTAGTCCGTGGGGACTGACAACTACAGAAACAAATCTTGGAGTAAGAGATACGAATTATACCACATTCACTTTGAAAAATATCAATTTGAAACAAGTATGTAAATCGTTTTGGGATAAATATGAGAAGTTCAATATTTTCTTAACGTCCTTAACCAGTTTTTCAAATGCAGGAAATGCCACAAACGCGGCAGTAATTATTCAGATGTCTGGATTAGATTTTATCTCACAAACGAGTTATATAACGTCAGCAGGTCAAACACAGACTGCAACACTGGGGTCTTTTTTCCTTAGTGGAACGGCAAGCACAGACCCCAGAGCACAAGCAATACAATCGTCGGGAACAACTACTTTTATAAAAAGTAGGGAGGTAGTTGATATAACGCTGACTGCATCAACACTGTCTGGTTCGGCATTTGCATCTCAAACGCCATTAGGATGCAATTTCACCTTCACGATTGTAGGCGTTAACAGCAAGGACTAAAGTGGCAACAAGTCAAATAGTAAATCCAATGTCTAATAGTATTATATATAAATTCAAATTGTTTCATATATAATAGAGTTAAATAATTTCTTTAATAAAATCTTGATGGCGTTTTGTTTTGAGGTGTTGCCATTTGCTATATGGTTGATAAATACCTCCACATTCGCAATTGTGGTGTGCTTGTAATTTAAGCGGTGGGTTGACCGACTCACGATGTTTTTGTTGAACTAATCTCATTTGTTCTTTTAATTCTTCCTCTGTTCTGAAAGAACGTTTTTCATTTAAAAGTGCTTTATATTCTCTTCTCCAATGTTCCTCACGACATTCTGCTTGACGTTTTGTTTCACATTCAAACTCCTCAACTGGTGTTATTTCACAACAATTCCACCCCCCGTTAGCACGTATATGTGTATATAATTTACAACTACAAACCAAATTATTACATTTATATTTGTGTCCCTTCTTCCTTTGTTTTAAATCCTTTGTTGAACCAATATAATCTTCACCAGCAATACTTATTTTATATATCGTATATATCATTTTATATATATACTATATTCTTTCTATACCCTTTTTATACATATATTTTTGAATTGCGAATATTACCAATGTCGTGTGCATGAAAACTATCTATAGCAGCGGCGGTTCCAATGGCGGCAGGATTACCCGTAATTAAAGCAGGAATTATCTGACGGACATGCGGGTTTGGAAGAGTCTTAATATTTTTAGAACCAGCAGAGGCAAGAGAAACAACATCACCAGAAGAGCGAAATATATTTTGATTCCCTTTAACTTTTTGACCTATGGTTTGACCTGGGTCTAATGCAAACACCTTATCAGAAGGTTTGGCGATGTCTTGGACGATTCGACCCCCGAGGGAATGCCCCGTTATGCTAACATCAGCAGGTTGATATTTTGCCTTCGCCGCCTTCAATGTTTCATCTGCCTGTTTGTAGCGGTCAGTATCTTTGAACCCTCCTACAACGTTTTCATAACCGCGTTCAAATTTGCTTCTCCATGATGAAGGCAATAATGCAGAAATCCCGCGTTCTAAAGGTGCACCGATTGCTTTGATGCCCTTTCCAATGGTGCCACCTAGCGCCAGTTTGGCGTCAGCGTTAACCCAGTCACTAAGCGATTGTGAACCGGTAACATTGTAGAGGAGTTTCTTGCTGTCTGGATTATAATATACTTGTTGGTTTTCGTTGGATAGTCCCTTGTCTATCTTGAAACCAAATCGGTCCATCTCTTGTCCTTGCTCAGTTTTATTAGGAAGATACCCCACACGAAGGGAATCATACAAAGTAGGAGCAGGTTTTGCACTGGCGAATCTATCATTCATTTATATATTATACCTAGGATAATATATATACTTAGGATTCGTATATCCCTGTTCTCAATTCGATTTCTTCCAAAGGCGTTCTGCTGGTTGCTTCTTTCCAGTAATCAACTAACAAATAATAGAGACAAGGAAATTGTTCAATTAAACCGGCAGGTATTCTATTTTTATAATAGTCGATTTCTTGCCAGTCCATTCCGAATTTGGAAGCGCTGTGAGTGAATTCTACTTCTGGTAATTTGTAAATTAATGAATCTGGTATGTTGTTTAAATCGATTTCAATTTCTCTGACGTCTTCCTCTATGTTTTCCATATATATATACTTGTGAAAAATAATTAGACCGATTCGCCTTCCTCGTCAACAATACGATAAATTTCATTGAGAAGGGATTGTTTTGTTTTAAGAGTAAGATTAAATGGTCTATCTATTTCATTCACTAGTGCTAAATAGTAATTTTGAATCTCAGATAGACTTGATTTTATTTTAGGCACTGGTGGAAATCCTAATTCAGAAACGGTTTGTGCTCTTTTAGATGTAAATTTGTCAACCGGTTTTCTTGGTTGTAGTCTTGGTGGCATGGGGTTTTCATCAAAAACAAACCCTTCCTCCTGCACACCAGAAAATCCATCTTTATCAGTTTCGGGAAAAACGCCCGTAGCAAGAGGGTCTATAATATTAGGAGCACCTTCATTAATCCCGCCAGAAAATGTATCTTCATTAATATCTGGTATTCCATTATCAAGACGGTTAGAATTTAAATTTGCAAGTGGGTCAAAAGGTTTTTCAGGATTGTTTGTAAAAATTCTATTAAATTCCGACTGAAATCTTGTAATATCACCACTTCTTTGTGCTTCTAGAAAATTAATATCTTCAAGACGCTGTTGTTCTACTTCTGCTTTTAAAGTTTGAAAAGCAACTGCTTGACGACGGTTAATATCTTCAATTTGAGATTGTGTCATATCAGGTCTAACTGCCATAAAAGATGGAATGTTATCAATTGTATAACCAACAAGGTCACTTTCTTGTTTCACTTCCTCAGGATTTTCTACTACTTTCTTCTTTTTTGGTTTAGACGATTTTAAAAACCCCAGTTTTTTAAGTTCTCTTATCACTTCTAAAGTTTCACCGTAGTTTCTTATCGAAACAGAATTCATATTGGAAATATTAGACATTATATAATCTAATTATATTATAAATGAGTATCTCAAATCTTGATTATACAAGTTACAATTACTTAACAAATTTAGCATCAGTAAATGCAGATGAGGTAAATACAGATATATTGACAAAATCGGACCCTACAATTACCGATTTACAATTTGATATGTTAGAGGGGATAAATACAAATCAGACAATACAGGAACAAATAAATGGATTGATAGCAGGTTTAGAGACGATTGGATACTGGGGGGCATTTTGGAGCACAACGACGCAGGGAAATCCAGTGGCAAATACGGCAAATTTTATAACAGTAAATAACAGCGACTCAAGTAATAACCAAGTGGAAATTGGGGCAACAAGTTCGCAAATAAAGGTCTTGAATAAGGGGGTGTATAATATTCAGTTTTCGGCTCAATATGAGAAAACAGATAGTGGAAAAGATGATTTTTCTCTGTGGTTTTTAAAAAATGGAACCAATATATCAAATTCAAACAGTGAGTTTTCAATCCACGATAACAACGGGAAATTAATAGCTGCCCTAAACTTTGTTATAAGTTTGGAAGCAAATGATTATATTCAATTGGCGTGGTCCTCCGCTGATGTAAATATGGATTTGAAATATATAGCAGCACAAACAACCCCTACAAGACCGGCTACACCATCGGTGATTATCACAGTTTGCCAAATAGCAAATATATTGACAGGACCTGTAGGACCGACAGGGGCAGCAGGAGCGACTGGAGCATCAGGAACAAATGGAGAAACTGGACCTACAGGACCGATAGGTTTAATCGGTCTTACAGGACCCACAGGACCCACGGGTGCCCAAGGTGCCCAAGGTGCAAAAGGCGATAAAGGAGATAAGGGTAATAAAGGAGACCAAGGAGATACTGGTCCGGCGGGAGATGGTCCGATAGCAATCGCAGCGTTAGCGCTTGCTGGAACAGCAGAAGCAACTGCAATAGCAGCAGGAGCAGCAGCAGCAACCGCACTATCACAAAATGCCACACAAGATGGTTTAATATCAGGATTAGCAACAGATGTTGGATTGTTAGAAACAGATGTCGCCACATTACAGGTGAAAACTACAGGACTATCGTGGGGTGCCTTATCAGGAAGCACTTTTTCAAATAAAGTCAATGTAGGAAATGTAGTATTAAATCTCTCAACGCCTTCTACATTTGGAGATGGAATAACTTCAACAAGCACAATTAGTTCATCAGCGGGAACATCACAATTTTCATCTCTTTTGGTAAATAATAATTTGGAAGTAACGAATGACACATTTTTAACAGGTGATTTGTATATTTCAAGAACTGACAATAATACAAAGAAATTGATTCTCTATGATAATAGCACAGGAAACGATTATGATTACAGTGGATTTTTTACGTCCTTCTCTGGTTCTGCCAATTTTTTAAATTCAGAGATAGATGGAAATACAGGGTCGCAGTTTCGATGGAATGCAGGGAATGGATTAGGGTCATCGCGAACACTTTTAAAGAGTTTGAGTTCGACACAAGAGGCAACATATGTAGGGTCATCTGTATTTTTGAAATCGGCAGGAGCAAGTCAGCAAATAGAACTAACAAAAGATGTAGTATTTACGACAGTAGGCATAAATTTTATGGCGGATAATGCGGGGGTAAATGACTTTGATGGTCAAATAATTCAAAACGTTGGAAATGGTTTAGATGACAATAGAGGGACAATGACAATCCAATCAGGTGCCTTATTAATCAATGCATTAAATACAGGTATTCAAATGGAGTCAACTGGTTCTACAACAATTCAATCTGGAACAACAATGGCCTTAACATCAACAGATATGACAGAAATAAATAGTGAAGCTCTTTCAATTAATATAGCCGATGGAACTGGTGAAATAAATGTGTCATGTAATAATGCAATTATTATGACTTCAGGAACAACGTTTGATATAAATTCAGGAACTAATTTGGATTTACTGGGTGGAACGGCATCAAGTTTTAAAACAACGACAAGTAATTTGACAATTGAGACGCTTGGAGCAGGTGGAGATATAAATCTTACATCAGCAGATAAAATAAATTTCACAACCAATTCAGCTGTTGGTGTAGGTTGTTTATTCAATTCAAGTCAAGATATTGATATTGTAAGAATAGATAACACAGGAGCGTTTGATAGTAAAGTTGTCGTTGGTAGCACGACTACAGGATTTAGACTTGCCGTCGATGATAATTCAACCGCCAATTTCAACGCATTGGGAACAACACAATTGAATTTAAATACGAATAATGCCAAGATGACACTCACAGCAGTAGGTGAAATGGAGTTGAATAGTGTAGCGTTTGATTTGAACGCTACTGGAGATATTACGGCGGATACAACAGCATCAATGACTTTTACAAAAACTGGTGGTGACGGCACCGGTGGGATAAGTTTCAACAGTGGAAATTTTGTATTAATGTCAGCAAGTGATGAACTCAGTTTTTCAGGTGTGGGTTTTGTAGAACTTGTATCATCAGGAGCAAATATGGCAATTCAAAGTCAATCAGGAATGTCATTACAATCAATAACATCAAGCATTAGTATAAATACCACAACCACAGGAGCAACATATATTGGTAATTCAACCGGTGGTTTAAGTTTAAAAGGTGATTTTATAACAACAGAGGCACCAATTAGAACGTCTGGTTTAACATATCCAATTTCAGATACATTATCATTAGGATATTTCAACTCAACAACAACAACAACCAAATTCACAGCATCGGTAGCAAATTTAGCGTCATTGTCAATACCTTGTGCTGGGTGTTTTTTAGTTGAGGGTAATTTTGTATTTGGTGCTACATTTTTAGCACAAAATTTTACAAGTATTTCTCTAACAACAACATCGGGTGGATTTGACAGCACTCGTGGGTTTGTTATACCTCAAAATTCAGCATCAGGTGGGTATGGTTCTCGTGTATCATCTGTATTTAATTTTACAGCAGCAAGCACTGTATATTTTACAGGACAGGCAGCTACGGCTTTAGGTGCTTCAAATACACAATCAAATTATATGTCAATAACGAGAATCGCATAATAAAATATATTAGTAGAGTATAATGTCAAGTTTTTCATTTATGAAACCAGCGAACGGACTTTGGAAAGATGCAAAAATTGCCAAGGTTCACCAACGTGTATTAGACAGAATAACTGACCTGCCAAAAGAGGTGCGGGAGAATAGGCATCATATGGAGTTGTTAATCTTAGTTTGCAATTTAATAGAAAACTCTGGAATAAATAACAAAGAGAAACCAGAGAAACAACGTATAGATAAGAAAACTTTATTAATACAGATTTATTCTTCATTGTATGGAAATCTTGGACCAGCAGATTGTGATTTATTGAGCAAGAATATCGAATTTATTTATGATAGAGGTTTAATAGTTAAGCATGCCACTTGGAAAATGTGTCTCTATTGCATAGGCGATTGGTTGAAAAGAAAAGTGTTATAGCGTAATCCAATATATAAAAGATTCGATTCAAGAGAAGATTGAAAATTGGTTGCTCAACAAATTTTTAGAAAAAAGTAATGTTTCAAAAATAGTGGCAACAACAATATTGTCACTAGCATCTGTTGATACAATGTCGATTACAAAATATATCCTTAGCAGATATGGTTTAAAATATATGTTAAAATATATATTGTTTGTTGCAATGATATAGAAAACGGGAGCGAAGCGACCACTGTTAAGTAAGTTTTTAGTTGTTTAATTAAAGTTTAACCTATAATTAAACAAAATTACGCACAAAAAGCATTAAATAAGGCATTTTCTTTGTTTAAAGAGTGATTAAAATATTTTAATGACGCTGTGGAAGCGTTTAAATGATGTTTTTCTTCGTTAAATGTGTTATTTTGTTTAATTATCGGTTAAACTTTAATTAAACACACATTTTCTTTGTTAAACATGGATGTTTTAGTTAATCTCGCCCCCGCACTACTTATGCAGCAGATTATATTCGAACCTAGACAAAATTATTTCTTCGAATATGTGGCGCTTCGCGCCATGGTTGTTAATTAAACGCGTAACAAAACATTTAGAATAAAGTCGTCGTAGAATATATACTATGAACTTTGCCGATGATATCAAGAAATCAAAACCAAATATTAGCGCTGGGTCTCTTAAGACTTACAACAGTCTGCTTCGCTCCGTTTACAAGGGCGCCTTCGGCGCCACGGACAAACCCGATGTGGGCAACTTTAAGAAATCAAAAGAGATCATGGAGTTCCTTTCCACTAAACCATTCAATGTCCGTAAGACCTATCTTGCTGCACTGCTCTGTCTCGCCCCCGACGAAAATGTGTTCAAAGAAACTATGATGACCGACATCAAAGAATACAACCAAGAAACAAAGAAAGAAGAGATGACACCCAAACTCGAAGACAGTGCAATCTCACAAAAGGAGATTGACGCCATCACTGCTGACCTCAAGCATAACGCCGATGTATTATTCAAAAAGAAGACTCATCGTGTTGCCGACTTGATGGACATTCAGAACTACATCATCCTCTCTTTATACAATGGTCACGTTGTTCCTCGCCGTGCACTCGATTATTGCGCCATGTTGTATCAGAATTATGACACCGAGAACGACAACTACATTGACTTCAAGCGCAATAAACTCGTATTCAACAAATACAAGACTGCCCAGAAGATGGGCAAGGAACTCAAAGGGCGCCAGGAACTTGACTTGCCACTAGCACTCAAAAAAATCCTTCAGAAATGGATCGCACTTATTCCAAAGGAGGTTGATAATATTCTATTCAATACCAATCTTGAACCCCTTACCAATGTCTCGCTGAACCAGCGACTCAACGGAATCTTCGGTGGGAAAAAAAGCGTCAATTCATTGCGCCACTTTTATTTGACAACCAAGTATAAAGACCTCATGGAGGAGACACAAAAGATGAGCAAGGAAATGCAAGACATGGGAAGTAGCATTGACCAGGCAAAGGTCTATGTCAAAATCAACGACAAAGAGTAAGATTGTTTAGGCGAAACTTCGTTAATCGTGGCAATTTAATTTCTGGACACATGATATAGAATGCAATCCTACCACGACGAAATCATATCCAATAAATTCTGCAAATTGTGCGGAATCAAACTTCCCAAAATGACACGACGCAACTTCGATTCTTTTGTCTGCGTTTGTGAGCGCAATTTCACGAATCCACACACGTTCTCACGCGACCTCATTCAGGCGGGGGTTCAATTCGATCCTGTTACTGGTGAACAGAAAAAATGATAGATTCATTAAGTGTTGCCGTGGCACAATTACTTAGTCGCCTCTTGCGTTTTGTTTTTTAAACCAACTTTAGATTGATTTAAAACTTGTGTCATTCCGATTTTGCAATGGATAGTTGATCGGACCTGGAAAATTGATTCGGAAAGTGTTTAGGCAAAAGTATTTAAAAAAATATCTTTATACATTATATAATATAAATGTTAACATCACAACAAAAATTTTATCATAATAACCGAGAGAAGGTTCTAGCATACAAGAAGGAACACTATGCTAAGAAATCAAACAAGAAAATATTTGATTTATTCAAAAATATTCAACTGAAAGGAAAAACTAAGAGCGAATCAAGAAAGATTATTAAAACTGCTATTGACGCGGGAGCAATTGTGATTCAATATACACCACCAGACGCACAGCAAGCATTTGATGAATGTGCAATAATTTCACGCACTTGTTGGACTTCAAAAGAATGGATTGATTGTCAGCGCTCACCTATTCGCACAGACCAAAATACAATTGTGGTTGAATACCGAGAAAATGCACGATATGATTTTCGCGAAGAACCGTGTGATAGAGAAGTATTAGAAATCACATTTGAACCATGGATGTTATATAAAATAATGTCATATGAAGATGAATAAATCAATGTTTTGGGTCCTCCCAAAAAATTGATTCCAACAAAAGAACTTTAGGCAAAAGTATTTAGAATTATTATCTTTATCTATTTTATAAAACAATGACCGACCTCCTCATCAACTTCTCCGACTCATACTTTGTAAAAAAAGACCAATCTCCTTTGCAATCCTCGTGCGAGGATTTATGCACACGCATCAATTCTGGTGCCGAAACATACGAATTTCTCAAAGATGATATTCGATGCATGTATTTTGATATTGACTGCTACACTTCAAAAATCAAGAAACAAGACGCTACTATTCTCGAAACAAAAGGATTAGAATATTTACAGACCTATTTACGATCGTCTGGTTTGAATGCTGATAAATATGCAATGGCAACTTCTCATGGAAATTGTGTCAAAAGCGACGGTAGCATCAGCGCAAAATATTCTGTTCGTTATTGGTTTCCAGACATCAAAACACATCGCAAAACAATTGATACATTTGTCAAGGAACTGAATAAGTGGATTATTACAACCGAGAAAAATGATCCTGACCATTTGTTTATGTATATTGGAGAATTATTTGAGGGAAATAACAACCTGGTATTTGACCAAAGCATTTATGACTCTAATCGAAAAATGCGATGTTTGAATACATCAAAACCAAAAGAGACTCGCCCATTGATTCTTAGGCACGGAACTGTGACTGATACTATCATTCAAAATACTATAGTTGCAACCCAGACAATCGCAGGAAAATCACCCGAGGAGAATGGAGTCAAAATTTCAAGTGAAAACGAACATATTCAGAAATACTGCGAATATGTAAATATTATTGATTTACAAAAACTCGAGAGACCCAATTATCAGGTTTGGTGGAAATTTCAACAAGCATCCGCAAATCTTCTAATACCATTTGATGTTTACGATAAATTTATGCGTGGTTGTGATGGTTATGATTTGGATAAGAATCGCGAAACATATGAACGCCCATTATCAGATAAGAAAGAAAAACTCGGTTGGAAATATATTTACAATTTGGCATTTGATTCTAATCCAGAAAAGAAGGTTGAGTTGGACGCTCAGTGGGGAAAGGACTTATTTTGCAAATACAAATTCAGAAGCATATTCAATAAGTTCAATGCTAGTGAAGAAGACGAAGAAAAGCGCAAATTTCAAGAGAATGAAATTCACAATGAAATGGTTTGCTATTTTGAAAAGTATCATTTTAAAGTAAAGAAACCATTTTGCATAGCATGCAAGACCGAGAATGGATTCAATTTTGTTAGTGATATCGAACTTCATAAAATTTATCATAATTTGCATTTTAAATTCAATGCCAAAACTCCGCATTTTACTGTAATGTGGTTAGAAGAATTCAATATAAGAGAATATGAATCATATGACTTTTGTCCTCCTCCAATGTATATTTCTGATTCAAATTTTAATTTGTTTAATGGATTTGCTCACGAGAAGATTCTTCCGTTTCAAATAACTGCTGATGAAATCAAAGATAATTGTATAATTTTTATAAAACATCTGTGGTATTTGGCAGGAAAGAAGAATGATGTATTGGATTATATTCTTAACTACCTAGCACATATGATTCAGGAACCAGGTGAATTGCCTCGCACATCTATTCTATTCAAGTCCGAGCAGGGCGTTGGAAAGAACGTATTCTTTGAAATGTTTGGTGAAAAGATTCTCGGTCAAGACTATTTATTATCAACTGCAAATATTGACCATATTCTTGGTCGATTTCCAATGATTAGTCAAAAGATTCTTGTATTGATGGACGAGGTCAACGGAAAAGATTCGTTTCTTGCAAATGATAAAATCAAGAATTTCATTACTGCCAGAAAATTTCCATATGAAAGAAAGGGGATTGATCCAACCGATATTAATAATTGTGCAAGAATGATATTCTTCTCAAACAGTGAAACACCTATTAAAATTGAACAGACTGATAGAAGATTTATAGTATCAGAATGTTCATCTGATATGAAAAATAACACTGTATATTTCAAGGCGTTGATAGCAGCATTCAATAACAAAAAATTAATATGGTCATTTGCGCATTTTTTAATGAACCGAAATATTGCTGAGTGGGACAGTGTCAATGACCGCCCAATCACCAATTTATACAAACAGATTCAGACTCAGACCGTTCCTACCAATACTAAGTTCTTCTTGGAATATAAATTATTTCGATTTGATGATGCCGAGAATCAATACACAGGCAAGATGTTGTTTGATACATATGTGATGTTTTGCCAATCTCATCCAAAGGCGTTCACTCCAATTACCGAGATGACATTCTTGAAGAAATTGAAGGATTTTGAGTTCTTAATTAAGAAAAAAGGCATGAATTCGAACACATATATTCTGTCAAAGAGTGAACATATAAAGTTTATTGTGCAAAATCAAGGAGGCGTTGAAGACGACGAGGAAACCGATGAGTTTGAATATTAAATCGAGGTGCACCCAATGCACCCAAGAAAAACACCAAATCCCAAACATTTTTTAAAAAAAAAAAAAAAAAAAAATCTTGGAAAATGTTTGATTTGACAAAATTCTTGGGTGCATTGGGTGCATTTCGATTTTAAAAACAGGGAGGGGGGGATTTTTTGATTTTTCATAAACAATTCGAGGATATAGACCTCAGAGGTGCATCCAATGCCTCCAAGAATTCCTCCTTAAATGAAACTTTACTTTTAAAAAAAGGGAATGTCAATTCTAAAAAATGTTTTGATTAAGGCAAAATTCTTGGATGCAGTGGATGCACCTCGATTTTAAAAACAGGAAACCGATGAGTTTGAATATTAAATCTGTGTTTGATGGAGGGTCAAATTATGCCTCCATCATTACCCTCCATTGGTGTTTTTTTAGTTTTTACTATAAAAATACAGAGTTGTTACTGTTTCTGCTCTCATTATTATACTTTTATTATTATTATTAAAAAATAAATAATAGAAAATAGAAGGAATGGAGGGTATGGAGGGTATGGAGGGTAGAAATGAAATGCTGTTGGAAAAAATAATGGAAATGAAAAAGAGGAGGAAGAACGTGAAAAATACCCTCCATTGCCTCCACCTTCCATCCTCAATCAAACATTGGTTCATCCGCCCCTAGCGTAATTAAACAACTTCTTCCGTGCCACCCCGCCGTGCCACCCCGCCGTGCCACCCCTCCATATTTTCTGCTCCTATATTATAATGCCATTCAAACCCGACCCAGCACACTTTAGAAACGCTAAGCAAATAGGTGTGGAAATCAAACCATCAAAAGTCAAAGGAAAGAAACTGGATGTCTACCTTGAAGGTGACAAGGTGGCGTCGATAGGCGCCATTGAATATGACGATTATCGGTCCTACATCAAAGAAGAAGGATTGGACTTTGCAAACAACCGCCGTCGGTTGTATCGAATAAGGCATGAAAAGAATCGTGGAAAAGTGGGGACACCAAGTTTCTACGCAGATAAGATTCTCTGGAATTAATATAGAATGACCTGTTGGCAAAGATTGATGGATTGGTTGTCAGTAGATAGTATTCCAAATAGTGAGAAGTCAATACTGCGTGATTTACAAACGATTAGAATAATGGAAACACCTTAGATTTTTGTATATGATGACTATATACAAAAATGACCGAAATCAAATATACCTATTTATCAGTAGTAGACCCTTCCGAGTTTAGTAAATTGTATGAGATGCTAAAAAAAATAAAATTGCCGATAAAAGAACCAAATACGCTTGGAAGAGCAAACTTCACAGATAAACATCGAGCAGCAACATTCGGGAAGTCTTATCAATTTACAAAGCAGGTAATACACGAGAAATCACGAATGAGCAAAAGACATCCACACATTCACGATGAACTGATGCGATTGGCAACGGTGATTTGTCCGAACCACGAATTCACTGGAATTTATATGAACCACAACAATCAGTGTGATAAACATAAGGATACGAGCAACGTTGGCAATTCTGTGATTGTTTCGTTTGGAGAATATGAAGGTGGCAATCTATGGATTGAGGGAGAAGAATGTAATGCGAAGTATCACCCTATTCTGTTTGACGGGAGCAAATATGAACATTGGAATTTGAAAGATTTGGTTGGCACCAAATACAGTTTGGTGTTTTTTTCTCACAAAAGAATTAAACCGTCGAAGAATTAAAATGGCACAAAGTGCCCTCGAAGGGACGACACCCTTGAATGACACAAGTTTTAAATCAATTTAAAGTTGGTTTAAAAATCAAAACCCGAGAGGCGACTATGTAATTGTGACACAGATGTAATAGTGTTTTTTTCTAACAAAAGAATTAAGTAGTAGGGAATAAAGGGAACTCGTCATCCCCTCGAAAGGACGACACCCTTGAATGACACAAGTTTTAAATCAATTTAAAGTTGGTTTAAAAATCAAAACCCGAGAGGCGACTATGTAATTGTGACACAGATGTAATAGTGTTTTTTATTCTTTTTTCAATCAACCAAAGGACAAGTGCAAATGATGCGATTCCATCCCCTCGAAAGGACGACACCCTTGAATGACACAAGTTTTAAATCAATTTAAAGTTGGTTTAAAAATCAAAACCCGAGAGGCGACTATGTAATTGTGACACAGATGTAATAGTGTTTTTTATTCTTTTT